CTCAGCCATCACGTCTGTGATTGGAAGTTTCGGGTTGTAGGCGACTTGTTCAAAGTCGTCGTACTTGTTCCGAGCTTCTTCTTCCTTTTCGTGATAGGACTCAAGAATTGCAGATTGCTGCCTTGCTTGTTCTCGCTGGGCAAGCAGTTGTTCAGCTTTCTGGTAGGCCAATGCGTCTGCATAGTCTTCAGGGCTGTCGAACTGATCGACTGGCGGGATTGTTGCTGGCGCTCTCAGCGTTTGGGCTTCCGCTTGACGTTGAGCCTGCTCTCTTTCCCACTTACGTTGTTCTCTTGCAAGCCTTTTGCCGATTGCTGCATCAAGTTCTTCTTGGGTAAAAACCCGTGAAGGCTCTTTTGCTTCTTCAGCGACTTCCGGCGCGTTTACTGTTGCATCAGGAGTGGCCGTCACTTCCGGTGCGGGCGCGGAGTCTACTTCCGCTAAGGGTTGTTGGACTTCTTCAGTCATTTTTGAATCCTAAGATTCCCTGGTGAGCCGCACCAGTACGGGTTTTGGTTATTCAAAAATAATTGTTGCTGACACTGTACCTGAAATTACCACATACAGTCCATCGTTGACGTAGATGCCGTCAAGAGGAAAGACATATGATGTGGCCGCAACAGGTGTGAACACACTCAGAACAGTCCGAGTTGTGGTTGTAGTGGCAGAATCGTAAACCGTAATGGTCGGCGTGGACGATGCCGCGCTGACAAAAATACCTTTGAGTTTGCCGCCCATTGACTTGATGTTGGCGGTTGCGGTGATTTGTGCAAAATTTGCCATGGTGTGTCCTTACGCCAAAGATTTAAGTTTGTAGAGGGTTCGAAGATAAATTTCAACGATATTATCGATGAGTTGTTGCAATGACGAATCTGATTTGTCGGCAACTTTATAACGAGCATTTTCAATTTCAGCCAACGAGCTTTCTAAAAACTCAATAATGTTGGAAGTCTTGGTTGCCGAATGCAAAGTGATTGGGCCAATCAAACCATGACGGCCTTGATAGGTTTCAGCAAAATCATCCGCCGCACCAATAATACGTTCATAAAAAATTTTAAGCGCTTCATGTTTGCTAAAGCTACGAGTGTTCAAGTGAACGCTGTGCGCCACGTCCCGTGCTAAAAACAGCGCACCTAAAAAATCAGCGGCTTTCATTGTGGTATTCCTTGTGGTGGCATCATTTCGTCTTCAGGTGGCATCATCTCTTGCTGAGGCATCTCAGGCATTTCATTCATCATGTTTTGCGACTCCATCGCCGCAGCGACCACGCCCATGGCAATATCTTGAATTTGTTGCTCAGTCATGCCTGCTTGCACCGCAGCAATCCGTTTAGTTTCAGCTTCGTACAGTTTAACTTGAGCTTCAAAATCTTTACGTTGCATGTCTTGCGCTTCGATGGATTTGCCGACGTTTTTAAGCATTTCATGCAGTTGGTCAAGCTCTTGGCCCATTGCCTGCATTTGTTGTTCCGCCGCTTGCAATTCAGGCGGCTTGTCGCCGTCTTCCATGAGCTTGGGGTCGATGGTCTTGGCAAACCGCTTGGCCATCTCTTGAGCACCTGGCCAGTCCATGTTTTTCACAAACAAATCACCAGCCACAGCCCACAGTTGTGGGTTGCCCTGCAACAGTTGGGCCATGGCTTCCAAGGCTTCTTGACGCTTGGTCGCGTAGCCTGGGCCGGTGGCGACAACCACGTCGTACTTGCCGACGTTGGGGTTGTAGATTTTGTCAATTACGATGTCTGGGTTGTTCGGGTCGGTGATCTTGCGAACTGCTTCAGGTTGGTCAGGGTTTAACTTGACCATGCTGGTTTCACCATCCAAGCCAATGATGCGGGCCACGCGCTGTGTGTCGTAAATCTTGGGGATCAAGTCCACCAATTGACGCACGATGTGTCGTACACCACGGGCCAAGTTGTCGCCGTAGTGGTAAGTGCCCACATCACCTTCGCGCTGGCGAGCCAAAATGGCTTTGCCGCTGCGTTCGTTGGATGTCATGCCCAAAGATGCGTTGTATTGGCCGGTAGACGCTTTGATGTCCTCAGATGCACCGGCTTTGGCCTGCAACAGACCGCTGGAGGCCATCGGTGGTTGCGCCCGTGCAGGCAACGGCAACACCGCGCCTTGGCCGTCGGTGACGTCTGGATTGACCTCCAAATACGGCCAGTTCGTCGTATTTGCGGTCTTCCATTGGTTCTCATAACCTTCAAATTGACCACCGTAGCCAATGAACGGTGCTTTCGGTGCCAAGGCCAGCATCTCTGCTTCTTGGCTTACCCAGTAGTTGTACATGCGCTGGGCGTCCTTGGCGTTACGCACAAGGCCAGACACGTACAAGCGGCCATCGACTTCAAACTCATTGCCGACAATGCGGACTACGGGGATGTATTTCCCCGCCCAATCGCGTTCTTCAAGAATTTCGTAGCCGTTAATCTTGCAGTATTTAACTTGGACACGATCAGATTCACGAGATTTTTTAGGCTTGCCATAAATTTCTTTCAGTTGTTTGTCCTCTAGGGTGCCTTCAAACGCGGTCACGTTCCCTGGGTACAAGTTCAGCTTTTCTTTGGTGTAGTCAAGGTAGTAGTAGTCAGCCACGCGCACAGTGTCTTCAGTCAACCACTGGCTCAAATTCTGATCCCCCACACCCAACGACTGCAAGGTGGTGATGGGCGCTGAATCGGGGTACTTGCGGGCGTATTCGTCTTTGGGAATGTCTTCCGTAATCAAACACCATTTTTGATCCGCGCCAGTCGGGTCTTGGATGGTTGGATCCATGTAGACGCTGAACGAATTGCGAATGCGGCCAATCTTGATGTCTTGGTCGAATGTGTTGTCATCGCAATATTCAGTCAGAATGCGGATGTAACCTTCGCCGTAGGAGACTTGGTTTTCACACGCTGTATCGTACGCGACGTCAGCATCGCTGATGTATTCGATGTGTCTGACCATGCCGTTGAAGACTTCTGCAACTTCGACGTCGGCGTCGTCATTGGCTGGAATAACCTTGCCACTTGGGCGGTTCTGCCTTTGGTCATTGGTCACTTGCCTTACGTGCTGTGGCAGTTTGTTGATTGTCAGACATGGCCTGGCGTTGATCGTCTGGCCTTGCACGGCACCTCGGGTAGCCAACACGTCGGCAGGCCACTGCCAATGGTTGTCAGGTGAACCCGCGTAAAACTTCAAGTCGTCAATTTCATCTTCACGACTCTCAGATAACGCGGCGATCGCCATGTTGAGGCGAGTGCGGGCGGTGGACAGAATGCTGGATTCGGTCTTTTTGTTGCCGCCGTTGGCCACAGCACCTGCTGCGGCGATGCCTGTGTAATCTGCCATTATTTTTTCTTCTTTTCCGCTTCGCGTTTGACAGCGTAAGCAATTGCGACCGCTTGCTTGACCGGCTTACCGGCAGCAACTTCGGCCTTGACGTTTTTGCGGAAGGCTTCGGGCGTTTTGGATTTAACGAGCGGCATTATTTTTTCTTCGCAGTTTTAGCTGACTCTTTGAAATCTTTGGCCGTTGGCGCATTCTTGCTACCAGGCTTGTTCATCTTTTCGCCAGAGCCCGCTTTGATACGTTCGCGTTTTGCGTGAATGTTTGCGTAGAGTCCAGGTTTGGTAGCCATATCAACACTTCCATCTTTTAAGGGCTGCTTTGGCGCGTTCGCCATCTTTGGCGTTGGCTGCTACAGCGCCCATTCTTGCACAAAATGAAGCCTTGCGGCCTTTATCTGCTTCAGTCTTAGGGTTGGGTGCTGGCGCTTTTAAATTAGAACCCGTTTCACGGTTGTACTTCTCGCGCCCTTTGGCGGTCAGCCCTGCACCTTTGCTCACCGGCAGTTTCTCGCCTCGGCCAACTGATAGAGACACGTTCTTTTTCATGCGCCCATCCATCCTGTAGAGACTGCGTTGCCATAACTGGCCGCGCGGCGTTTAGGTTCGACATACTCACGGTGAGCCACAGGAAAAGCAAACGTCACCGCTATTGCGTCAGCAGCGTCAGGAGAGGCAAGACCGCGAGCCTTCATATCTTTTTTGCTTTCCAAAAAAATAGTTCCCCGTGAATCAGGTTTCATCATAGGCGAAATCAAGTCCGTTTTCAAGAACCTGTCGTTGGGTATGCTAGCAGATTTCAACCAGTCCCTCATGTCGCCCCACATCTGCGCGCGCATGTTGCCGTACATGATCGGGTTTTTTGCCTTATTTCCAAAGTTCACGCCCTTGACCTTGTACCGCTGTTCCTTCAACCGATCCACAATCCCAGCACCCAGGCCGCCCTCGTCGATCACCACCAGCGTGGGCTTAAATTCCTCAATCGCTTCGATCACGTGCCCCACCACCGTCATGGTGTCGTCGCCTCTGTGCCGCATGATCTTCACGATGTCTCGACCCTGCCGCACCGCAATGACGGTTGCATCTGCTCCGAACCGTGCGGGGTCAACACCAATCACGATCGGCGCTGACTGATCCTGATACTTGGCCCGTTTCATGGCGTCGTCCACGATGTCAGCCCCGATGAACTGATCGTCGCCCGCGTTGGGGAATTGACCGTACACCTCGACGTGCGCCTGCGCCGAGTCGGGCCCATATTCCGCGATGATCCGCTCGTAGACCTGCTTGTCGGTGCCCTCGACCGTGCGGGCGTCCACTACTTTTGTGCGCCAAAACTCTCTTTTGCTGTTAAACGCCTCGTAAAAGTACCCCGTATTGCGGCGCGGGTTGGAAAACGCCATCCAAAAGCGATTTGGCGTGTTTTCTGTGAAAAAACCGCCCGTCACCGCCCAAATTGAGTCGTCAATACCCGATGCTTCATCAAAAATCACCAAGACACCGTCGAAATTGTGCACACCAGCGTACGCGTCGGGGTTTTCCGCTGACCACAGCCGCCCCTCAACGCCCCAATACCTGGTGCCTTTCTTCAAATCCCGCTCGACCAGCTCAGTCAGCCACTTGGCGGGCATCACTCTGGTGGCGCTGACCTCAAACCAGTGGCTGTTGATGGCCATCGCTAGCCATTTGGTGATCTCGGCCCATGTGATTGAGCGTAG